GGGCGCGGGGCCTATGCGGTGGATGCTCCGAACACCCCGGACCTTCCCGCTCTGCTAGGCCGAGGCACGTATGCCGTCGAGACCCCGAACATCCCGAACCTTCCTGATCTTTTTGGCCGGGGGCCTCTTGCCGGTCTTATGGATATGGTCAAGGGGTTTTCGCCCCTGGGTATGCTCCTGGGGCAGGATAGGAACGTATCTCCGCCTCAGGTGGAGGCGTTGCAGAACGTAGAGCCAAGGCATGCCTTGCCTTCCATACAGACGGGACGCGAGGTAACCGTGAACCTCACCTTTAGCCCTGTGGTTTCTATGGACGGAGGTCAACCGGGGGATGTCGCGGAAACGCTGGAGCAGGCCCTGAGCGGCCAGTCCGTGGAAATGATGACGGCCCTCGAAAGGGCCGTGACGGAAATTATGGAGAGGTATGATCAGCGGTCGGTGTAGGACGTGTCGAATTCGAGATCCCGGGCTATCTGTTTTTCCGGGGTTTCGTCCTGGTCGTACCACCAGAAACGCTCCTGCGGAGGTGGGGCGGGAAGGCTCCGGCGGATTGAATGATTGAATATGAGCGGCGTTCGGGAAAGTTTATCGCGCAGCCAGGCGAGTTGATCTTGGGTCAGCTCGCCTTTTTCGTGGAGTGCGTCGAGGATAAACAGCCCCAGTTCTATTTCGAGATTGTCTTGCGGGTTGAACAGGAGCGCCTTGACATCCTCGAAGGTCCCCCGCTTCACCTCTTCTTCAAAGCCTAACCAGGCCATATTTTGCCACCAGTTCTTTGAGTTGCTGTTTTGTTATGGGATAGGCCGTTCTCACCTTGTCCCTGACGCAAACCATAAGTCCCTTTTTCGGCTCTGTCCATCTCACCAGCTGATAGCTTTTCTCCAGCCCCTTTCCGGTCTTTGTTCCTGCAAGGTATGTTTCGTCAGGGGTCCGGATTGTCTCCATGACGGCTTCACGGCCGACGCTCCTTGTGTGGGCGGATTTGTTGATATGCTCCAACATCCCCTTGGAAGGCTGCAATTTGGCAAGCCACGCCTTTTTTCGTTCCCAATACTTTTTGGACAGACTCTTCGTGTACATCTGAAAAATGTCGCACCATAAGCCGGATTTTTCCGCACGTCTGGCCATGCTTTCGGGGATGGCGTCCCAGCTCCCCAGGGGGTGAGCCCGGAACTGGTGCTCCTGCTCCACCACGTCCTTGAGACCGGGGTCTTCCTCGTAGAACTTCTTCGAAGTCAGATTTTCCACCTTGAGGCCACGTGCCTGGACCTGCCCCTTGCTGATGGGGGTGACCAGTGATCGGCAGTTGTGATGATTGGGCGGATGGAACCTCTTCCAGAAGGCATGGTTCTTGGGGAGAATGCGGCCATGCAGCTTCTTGCACAACTCGGTCGTGCTCCCGTCCATGATGGCGTTATACATGAGGAACTGGCTGGTGTCGGATTTCTGCAGCTGGGTCCACCGGCCCGCATTGTAGGCGCCCATGGTGTTGTTGCGGTAATGGATTTCGAGCCATCTGGGGTTGTTTGAGGCAACACCCGCCTGCTCAAGGATCCCGTCCATCTCCTGCAGGAGCTCGTGCCTGGATTTCCCTTCCTGCATGTGCCCCTGATAGGCCTGCTTGACCTTACGAATCACGTCGTCCTGACTGACCCTGGCAATGGTGAACGCCCGGAACTTGAGCCCGGCCTCCAGGTCCTCGTACTCCGTCCTGGGCATGTCCACCAGGGAGGCCAGGAACTCCTCGGCCTCGGCAAAGTTGACCTTGAAGGCCTTGTCGGAAAGCGCGATCTGGTCCTTCTCCAGATTCTGGACATGCAGCATGCCGTACAAGAAAGAGATGGCCATGGCCCGGGTGTAGACCTCGGCGAACGGCTTGGCCCTGGTCGTTTTGATATCCTTGGGGCCAAGCAGGCCGAAGCGGTCCCGGACCTCCTGTTCCATGGCCCGTGCCGTTGCCGATTGCAATTGATCCGTGACCTCTTCCATCTGTTTGACCAGGAAAACGTCCCGGATCATCAGATCTGTGGTGTTGTTCATGTCTAGGTCCGGATCAGCAGGTAATCGTCTCTGTCGGCCAGATTGACGGGTTGCTTTTGGACTGGACGGGGGGCCAGCGTGTCCTGATCGTCCTTGGGCTGGGGGAGTCCCGTGGCCTGGTAGAATCCCTGTCGGGATACCGGAACCCCTGCCTCGATGGCCTTGACAAAGTCTTCCAGGCTGGGGGGCGTGGCCGTGGATATGGACAGGGAGGCCGTGCCCCGTATCCCGTTCAGCTCCAGAATCCAGGGGATCAACGTACGGTTCAGCTTGTGGGCCACGGCGGTGACGTCCTGGGCCGCGAGCTTGGCCAGGGATCCTTCATGAACCCGGGCCTGGGCATAGGACCCCGTATCCCCCTGTTCCATGGCCAGGGATTGCCCGGTGACGGCCTTGGCAATCTCCAGGTTGTAGAATTCAATGACAGTGCGCAATGCCTCGGCCTGCCCGTCTGCCGTGAGCTGTATAACGTTCGATACTCCGGCCAGGGCTACCCCCGAGCTCGATTCGAGTTGCGACAGGGTGTCGCTGATCCTGTTCAGTTCCGCCTCGCTGGCGGCATCGGTCAGGGCGATGACCGAGGGCACCGCGTATTTTTTGGCCAGTTTGACCATGTAAGCGGATACGGCCAGCTTGGCCTTCCATGCCGGATATGACGACAGCAGGCAGCTCGTGCCGTAGGGGTTCTCATATCCCGCCTGGTGGGTGGTCATGATGAATTTGCGGGGCGGGATCTCCTGCCACTGTCCGTCTATGAGCATCTGCCAGCCATGCTCCTTGTGGACCCTGAATTTGCTCGGGTCGCGCTGTTCGATCGACCTGATCCACCAGACGCCGTCCCTGAGCTCCCAGATGATCTCGTTGGGCATGTAGCCGTATTCCAGACAGCCGAGCATCCCTTCCAGGTCGTGCTGAAAGGTGATTTTCGACACGACGTCGCGAATCAGGGCGCAGGCGTTCTCGTCCCCGGTGATCTGCCGGGGAAAGGAGAGCGCCGTGCGTTTGCGCAGCCCCAGATTGGCCTGGATCTGCGAGTCCATGAGCATGGCCTGGATTTCCGAAAAATACCCGCCAACCCGGGGGAGGCTGTAGAACTCCACCGGGGGCAGGTATTGGGTATCAATACTCTTCGAATCCAGGGGGGATGAGAGTTGGGTTGTATACGCGGTCAAAGGAAATACTCCCTGATGCTGGTTGGCTTTGGTCTTCGATGTTCGTGCCCAGCAGCCCCTGCATGAGGATGTAGGCGTCCTTTCGCTTGTCCTCGGCGTCTTCTTCCACGTCGCACGAGGTGTAGAGCTCGTAGGCGGCCCGTTTGACCAGGGCGAACCTGAGCACGTCCGTTTCTCCCGGCAATGACGTCCTGCCCGCCTTGCGGAGCATGGCAAAGGCCCACGCGCAGGCGGCGGAGACAGAGGACGTCAGGTTGTCGCTTCCGCCCAGGGACTCGATGATTTGGGTGTCCAGTGAGCCCCGGACATCATCGGGGCTCACCAGATCGAGTAGTTCCTGATACATGGGTTATTCCGCGGCAACGGTCGCCCAGCAGACGGCTTTGCATACCGGGGCCGGGATGGGCTTGGACCGGCCCACGATCTCCACTCCGCTGGGGTTCTTCTTGTATTCCGGAGAGGCGAAGAAGGGCATGGGCACCAGTCCGGCTTCCATGTCGTCCAGGGCGAGGTAGAACATGGTGTGAGGGGCGGCCAGGTCGACCATGCACACCTTGGTATCCGGGATTTCCTTGACGGCGCTTCCTATGGAACCCTTGTACGATGCCGAGACCTGCCGGACAATATATCCACCGATGTTGATTTCCCTTCCGTTCATGGAAATCTTGACCGTGGACCTGGATGCGGCCTGGGTGTCTGCCAGCTTGATGATGGCCTGATAGGCCTTTTTCCCGGCCAGGGTGATCACGTCTCCGCCCCATCCGGCGTCCTGAATTTCGGAGTCCATTTCCGAGAGGTGCCGGAACAGGTCGGCGATCTTGGTGGCATCGGCCGTCCACAGTTTGTCAGGATCGTAGGAATGGGTGGTGCCGAAGTTGATCTCGTAGGTATCCAGACCGACATCGGTTTGCATTTGGTAGTTGATGGCCCCGGTCAGGGCCTGGGCACACAATGCCTCGTTCGTCTTCTGGATGGTGCGCTGCATGGTCCCCAGCTTGTTGTTGATGATCTGCTGGAGCCCGGAAGAATCGAGCAGCTTCCAGTTGTTCAGCGTTGCCGCGGACACGAAGTCCGAAACGTCGATGCCCTGGGGCTCGATGTACGAGATGGCCCGCGAACCATGAGAGATGGGCACGGCAGGTGTCCCCCTGCGTACAACGGCCACGTTCTGAATGACCTCGGAAATCTCGTCGACCCCGATGATCGGCAGGGGGTGCTGTTTGGAGGCCTTGAACACGGTCTGGCGCACGGGCAGATTCAGCGGGGGCGCGTCCTTGATGACCTGGGCCACTGCCTTGGGGGTGAGATGATTCTTGAGATTGATGTCAAAAGGCATGGGCTATTCCTCCTTCTTGGATGCGGACTGTTTGTCCGTGGCCGGTTTGGGTTTGGCGGTCTTGGGTTTGGCCGGTTTCGTGGCAGCGTCAAAGTCGTTGCCCGCTTTTTTCAGGGCCTCGAGTTTGCCTGCCAGGTTGGCGAGCAGGGCCTGTCGCTTTGGGTGGTGGAGCAGGTTCCAGGGGTGGGTGCCGAGTTTCTTGAGGGCTCCCTGCATTTCCCGAAACCGATCACCAAACGCTTCTCTGTGTTTACGGGTCATGGCTATACCCCCCAGATGCCGAGTGCGGCCAGGGCCTCGAGATCGTCTTCGTCCACTGTCGTTGCGCCCACGAGCAGGCTGGCCTTGACCGCTGTCCCGTGTACCAGGACGCGAGCCGTGAGGTCTCCGTTGTCCGTGTCGCAGGGCTCGACAAGCACCCCGACCGGGAGACTTGCGTAGGTCGCGCTCACTTCAACGCCCTCGGCTGGAGCAGCCTCCACGGTCACGGTGACTTCCCCCGTGGAGTAGTCGACGGTCCCGCTCCCAAGCCCGCCGTGGCCGTCGTCTTCGATGGTGTCTTCCCCGATGGTGACGGTGACACTTCCGGGCATGACCGGAAAATGATCCAATGTGGCCGAAAAGGTTGTGAGGGTGTCGTTGCCCGTTCCCACAGTTTTGGTCAGGTCCCTGGCAAAGGCCTCGATGCCGTTGGTTGCGTCGTTGGCCACGACAAGCCCCTTGGCCAGTTCGCCCTGACCCGCTGCAGCGGCCATGGGCCGAATGACGGGGGGGTGGGTTCTGTCGATGACCTGGGTGCGTTCCAGGGATGTGGATCCGAGATTGAAAGATGACATATCTTTTCTCCTGTGTTTTCGGTTTGATCGAAAGGATCGCCCTTGCTACATTTTCCCGGCGAGTCCGTTATAGTCATAGGGTTCGCCGGTCTTGTCCGACAACTCGATGGGGGCGGTCATGCGGCCCTTGCTCGGTGCGGGCAGCCCGGCCACAAAACGCATGGCCTGTTCAAAGGGGTTGTCCGCATCGGCCAGGGAGATATCCTTGGCGGATGCGACCATGGCCACCAGCGGCTCGATCTGATCCGCGCCCAGACCCTTTGCCTGTGCGGCCTCCTTCAGGCGCTCGACCCGTTCCTTCTTGAGAGCTTCCAGGACGTCGGCGAGCTCCTTGGACTGCTTTTCATCGTTACCCTTGCTGTCCGGTTTGTCGGACCCGGGTTTCTCGCCTTTACCATCCTTGTCGGAGGGCTTGCCTTTCTCTCCTTCCCCCGCTTTCTCTCCGTTCTCCTGTTTCTTCCCGTCTTTTTGTTTGGCTGCCGCGATCTGGGCTTCCAGGGCGGTTATCTTGTCCTTGTATTCCTTGGTTTCGTCCGCGATGAGCTGTTTTACCTCTTCGGGGGTCATGGTTGCGTCCTCCATATTGTCTGTGAGTATGATATCCGTGGGCCAGGTGGCGACCATGGACAGATTCTTGATGTCGCTGGCCGGGGGGAGTTCCCCGCACATGGCCAGGTGGTGCAGGTAATAGCCGTTTTGCCCCGGCTTGAGCCCGGCGGACCATCCCTTGTAATAGCCTTTTGCCTCCAGGGCCACGAGCTCCGGCGTGTAATCCACGTCCCCTTCGAGGCCCTGATCGGTCAGCTCGACGGAGAGTACCCGGCCGAACGCCGGGGACTGGCTGTCTGTCGGGTGCCCCAGGGTGATGGGCGTCGGTGCATCGGGGTTGAAGTTGGCCACGGCCTCCTGCAGCTCGCTTCTGGTCACGATCTGGCCGTTTTTCTGTACCCCTGGCTTGACGAGCAGTTTCCGCATCGTGCGCCCCTAGGCCAGGTTGGCGGGTTCCACAACGGCATCCGGCACGTTGATCTTGAGGATCGTACCGGCATCGTTTTGAACCTCGACAAACAGGCAGTTGATGGTGATTTCCCCATCCGCCTTATCGCTGATCTTGCGACCCGGGACCGGGA